GAGTTCCGCCTCACTAAGCGCGCCTCCCGGCGCATCTCCACCTGGGGTGCCGGGTGGAAGGAGGTCGGCCTGCTGTGCCTGCTGGCGCGTGACGGCGATGCCAACGTGGACTTCGTGAAGCGGCTGCGCGCCAAGTACGCCAACCCGATGCTGCCCACTCCTGCGGCCACCGCAGACGAGCTGCAGAAGATGGTCGCCGCTAACATACTGGTGCCCGACTCCAGCGTCACCTACGAGCTGTACGGACGGCTGGACGATCGGATGATAGCCCAGCTGGAGAAGGACAAGACCAAGTACGAGGCCAAGCAGGTCCGCAAGGCCATGCAGGACGCCGAGATCGCCGCTGCGGCCAACCCGCAGCCCGCACAGGGTGTCGGCGGTGGAGGCAAGCCGTCCACGCAGAGCAAGCCAGCCAGTGAATGAGTGGTGGATCGTCGCGGCGGCTCACGTCACCATCGTGGCCATCATCATCCTGGCCGTAATCACGGGCGCGACCTTTGAGCGTTGACCAACTGCGGCCCTTCGTGCGCCGCCTGGCCGAGCGTGCCGAGCAGCGCGCGTTCAACTGGATGACGGCCAACAACCCGACCCGTGACGACTACCGGGACGCCATCACCCTGTTCTCTGGCGTATATGCCGAGACAGCAGGGTTGCTGGCAGCCGACTGGTATGAGGAGCAGAACCGCGACTCTAGATTTCAGGCCCGCCTGGATGACGACCTGGCTCCGGTGAAGCTCGACAACGTGGCCGACTGGGTGTTCAGTGGCCCGCAAACCCCAGCCAACCGAGGGCGTGTGGCAGCACACCGGCTGGTGTTTGACGCGGCGCGTCGTACCGTTTTCGTCAATGCCGCCGACGAGGGCGTGGCGATCGGTCGACACGAGGGCGCGACCAGCTGCGCCAAGTGCATCGTCAAGGCCACGCTGGACGTGCGACCGCAAGACGCCAGCTCAGAGGGCGTGGATCAGGACTTCCATCCCCGGTGTGAGGGGCTGTTCGTCCCTGCTCGCAAGGGTCCGTATCAGCCACCTCCACACACTGCCGCGTGGCGCGAGATGGTGGCCCAGGCGCGCGATGCTGGCAAATCGGGGCCGGAGGAGATTGCGCTCTGGATAAAATCCCACTAACCTGCTGATTAACCAGGATTTAGCTCCTGTACCGAATGGGACTCGGTAATTAACTGAGTTTGCTGGGTGACGACGACCGGCATTTACCCACTAGGGACGATCGGAACTCGTGAGAGGCAACTCAATATGACTGCACCCGGTGTGGCAAGCGAAACTCCAGCAAACACCGACACGGGTGGTGGTGGCATTCCGACCAACCTGTTCACACAGCAGCAGTTGGACCACACCGCAGCCCAGGCTCGGCGGGGCGCGCTGGAGAGCTTCTTCAAGTCGGTCGGCATCGACAAGATTCCGAGCGCCGAGGAGGCCCAGCAGATCTTCTCTGCAGCTGCCGAATACCAGAAGCAGCAGGCTGGTCAAAAGGGCGACGTGGAGCGCCTCACTGGCGAGCTTGCTACGGCAAACGAGAAGGCCGCGAAGGTTCCCGAACTGGAGCTGGCACTTCGGAGGGCGCAGTTGGCAGGCGATGCCGGGTTGAAGTCGCGCTACCACAAGTACGTGGAGGGTGACGACGACGACGCCATCAAGGCTTCCATCGAGGAGACACTCGCGGATGTCGGTGGTGGTGGCAACGGCTCAGGCGACGGTGGGGAGACCCCGCCCGAGGATGAGCAGAAACCGCCCGCCAAGAAGGGGACGGGGGGCACGCCTCCAGCCCCCAACCCGCAGCAGGGTGCCGGTGGCGGCGGTAAGCCGAAGACCAGCATGTCAGCGGGACGTGACGCCTACAAGGCCAAGCACGGCGAGAAGGAGTAGGACCAGATGACGCAACTGCAGAAGACCTCCGAGAGCTTCGGCGGCACCGACCAGCGGTGGCTGGGGTCACGCGAGGGCACTGACACTGCGCGCACCGTCACCCTCGATCACGATGCCTGGAAGGGCAAGGTCACCAACGGTCGACTCAAGGGTGGCGAACCCATCAAGATCACCTCGGGTAAGTACGTGCCCTACGGCGGCACCGGCAGCCTCGTGGGCTTCCTGCTCAACGACGTGCCGTTCCGCGTGGACGACACCAACAAGCCCGACAAGGTGGCACCCATGCTCGACCGGGGTCGCATCATCATCAAGTACCTGCCCAGCACAGTCGCCGCTGGCGCGACCGTCGCAGCTACGGCCAGGTTCGCCCTCATCGACGTGGACGCATAGGAGTAGCTGACCATGAGTGCAGATATGTGGACCGACCTCATCGAGCCGGTCGAACTGACCGGCTACGCGCGTGCGCGTCTGGAGGACTACGAGCGACAGCAGAACGGGTCTCTCTCCTCGTTCCTGCCTAACGAGTTCCTCAACGACATCGTGGCGCGGTTCTCGGTCGGCGGGACTGGCCTCCAGCCCGTGGCTGAGTTCCTGAGCTACGACGCTGAGACGCCGCTGGGCAGCCTGCCTGGCGCACAGCGCGTGACCATCGAGCTGCCCAAGCTCGGCATGAAGATGCGCGTGTCGGAGTACGAACAGCTCCGCGCACGAGGCAACCTCAGCAACGTGGTCCTGCGCACATCGGTGGAGCGCATCACCGAGCGCCTGGTGGACGCCATCAGCGACCGCATGGAGTACGAGCGTGGCTACGCCATCGAAAACGCCTCCCTGCTCATCGATGACGAGACCGGCTTCAAGCAGACCGGCGACTGGGAGCGCGATCCCGACCACGAGGTCGATGCCAGCGATGGCGTCGGCGAGTACTGGGATAACGCCAACGCCGATCCGATCCGCGACCTGATCTCCTGGAAAGAGCAGTACATCGCCACCAACGGCTTCGCGCCCGGTGCGATCCTGACCTCCACCCAGGTGCTCACCACGCTTCAGCGTCACGCCTCCCTGCGCGTGTTGGCCAGCTCGCTGGCCGGTGCCCCGCAGATCGTGACCGTCGATGCGGTGAGCAACGCGCTGGCCGCGTACGGCCTGCCGCCGATTCAGGTCTACGACCGCCAGGTCAACTTCCGAGGCACGGTCACCAAGGTGCTCTCACCGGAGTTCCTGTTCCTGCTCCCCAGCCCCGGTGGCACGGTGGGCGGCGTCAAGCTCGGCGCTACCTACTTCGGCACCACACTGGAGGCCTCGGAGCCGGAGTACAACATCGAGGAGCTGGACCGCCCCGGCATTGTTGTCGGCACCTGGAAGACCCGCGACCCGATCGCGGTCTGGGTCCACAGCGCGGCCATCGGTCTCGCCGTCCTGGGTGACGCCAACCTGACCGTGCGTGCGCAGGTGCTGGCCGGAACGTCGTAAGCAGAAGGGTCAGGGATGGCTTTCCCCAAGCGTATCCACGACCCTCAAGCAGTCCTGGACTATCCAGCAAACTGGGCGGACTGGCTGCCGGAGGGTGACACCATCGTCGCAGCCACCGCCACCTTGTCGGGGCCTAATGCGGCTGACTTCACGGTGGAGGAGACCACCCACACCACCACGAAAGCGGTCGCATGGATCAGTGGTGGGGTGCCTCCACGAAGTGCGACACTGACATACCACATCACCACTGCCGATGGCCGTGAGGATGACCGTAGTATCACACTTGTCGCCAAGGAGAGGTAGCACCGATGGATAAGGACCTGCAGGCCATCAAGGAGGCCTGGGAGAACCGGCCAGCCGCTGGCCAGGCTTCCAGTACTGAGTCGGGCGTTCGGGACAAGGACGACTCGGTGTATGCCAAGGCCGACAAGTACGTCGCCGCGCACAAGGACACCTTCGCGGGGTTCGAGGCGCTGTCGATGGACCTCATCGTCGCCGCCCTGGAGAAGGCGCGGGAGAACGGCGACGAGGCCGAGGAGTGGAAGTTCCAGACATGGCTGTTCCACAGGTTCGAGCCGCAGAACATCGGTGGCACGCACACCGCGACGGTGAGGGTGAGCAATGGCTAACGATTTTGTCGTCACCAACGCAGCGGCCCAGGCGGCGCTGAACGCGATCGTGGCGGCGTTGGACGCCGGTACGGCAGCGGTGTGGAACATCTACTCGGGCACGCCGCCCGCCGACGCTGACGCCGCGCTGAGTGGCAACACGCTGCTGGCCCAGCTCACCATGAGCGGCACCTCGTATCCGGCAGCCACCGACCTCAACCCCGGCGCACGTGTCACCGCCAACGCCATCACCGCCGACTCCTCGGCTGATGCCACCGGCACCGCCACGTTCTATCGCCAGCTCACCCAGAACGCGGGCACCGTGGTCACCCAGGGCACCGTGGGCACAGCCACCTCCGACCTGATCCTCAACACCACCGCGATCACAGCTGGCTCACAGGTGTCGATCACCTCGTCCACCATCACAATGCCCGAGGGCGTGGGTAGGCCGTAATGACAGGACCAGGACCCGGCCCCCAAGAGCCGCCGTCATACCCCCCCGAACCCATCGGCTACTTCGGGGTGGGAACCGACCCGGCCACCCTGGAGGCCGCGCTGAGCAAGCTCGGCACGTTCGGTATCAATCAATTAGTCCCGCCGCCCAACGCATCATGGATTACCGTCACCAAGCAGGGCAACACGGTCACCGTGACCTGCACTGGGGTGTACACCAAGGATGCTCAGGGCGTGTGGCAGCTCACCACGCCGTGCGGGTTGAGCCGGGGATTCCAGTCGACCAACCTGGACCCCTACAACCCGATCTGTGAGCACATCGGGTTCTCGTTCGCACCACTCGGGGTGAACTACCCAGGAAACCCCAGCGGCAGCCCCGGCCACGGCCTGCTCGGCAAGCCCTAAAGGCACGAATAGATAGGACTTCCCGGTGGCTGTCTCACGGCTAGCAGTAGGCACCGGAGGCTCCAACAACGGGCTATCTGCGCTGACCATCAGCGGCCCGAACATCGCGGTCGCCGATCCGTATACCTGCGTCATCGCCATAGCCAACGTGTCGGTGTCGTCAAACTCGACAGCTACCACCCTGTCGGCAACCTACAACGGCGTGGCAATGACCCAGATCGGGTCGATACTGCTGGGCGGCTCGACCACCAGCCGCGCCGGTATCGCGGCGTTCGTCATCTTCAACCCGCCCACCGGGGTGAAGAACATCGTCATCACGCCGGGTGGTGCATCCACTAAGGCGCAGATCCGCGCCAATGCGGTGGCGTTCGGGGATGTCGACAACACAGCGACACTGACCCTGCAGACGGCGACGGCCACCACGCACGCACCCACGTCGGTCGCCAACGGGTATGTGATCCGTGGCCTGTCTAACGGCGCGACCCTCTCCTCGCCCAACCAGACCCAGGAAGAACTCTCCGGCAACACGGCTGTTGGTGGCGTCGGCGACTACATCTGTATTCAGAGTGCGGCGGGCACCGGCTCCACCGTCTCGTTCACCTGTTCGGGCACGGCCACCACGCCGTTGTCGGTGGCCGTGTCGCTGCCTCCCAAGGTTCCGCTGACAGGCTCACTGTCCAACGATTTCAGCAGCTCCACCGGACTGACCCTGGACGCGGGTGTCACCGTGTCTGGCGGCACACTCAATATTGCGGCCACCACCACCAGCAGGACCGCCACCGTCTCGGGCTTCCCGCACCGGGTCAAGAACAGCTATGTGTCATGCGAGCTGGCCCAGTATGCCGACGACGCTGGTGGGTCCAACTGGATCGAGCTGTATATCCAGAGCACTGCGGACGGGGCCGACCACTGGGCATTCTCGCTAGTCGACAGCCAACTGACGTTCCGTGAGACCGTCAACAACGTTGCCAACAATGTTGCCGTCACCTACGATTCGACAGCGCATCGCTGGTGGCGCTTCCGCATCGGTAACGGCACCAGCGGTAAGGGCACACAGGCGATTTGGGAGACCAGCCCCAACGGTATCGACTGGACCGTGCGCCGCTCCAAGGTTATCGGCGCAGTCGATCCGCTGGCGGTGAAGATCTGGTGGGCGGCGACCAGTAATGGCACCACCCCCGGCACGGTGAAGATCGACAACTTCAACCTCGCCTCACCGCTGTCGGCAGCGGCGATAGCATCAGACTTCACCACTAAAGACACCAGCAAGTTCACCTTCAATGGCATCTCCGATGTTGCCAATGGTCAGCTCGTCGCACCTGACCGATACAACTGGCCCGACAACGTCATATCCAAGCAGACCGGCGACCTAACTGAGGCCAGCGTCTACGTCCAAGCCGTCGACGTTCCGGTGGTGGCCAGCAACAACGCCGGAATGACCTTGCGGGTCAGGTCGCGGGAAAACACCAGCACCTACATTGACGTCACCTGGTTCTACGACGGACTCCTCTATATGCAGAACACGGTGAACGGCTCGTCGTTCAACCGTGCCACCCCGACCTATGACCCCAAAGTCCATAAGTGGTGGCGGATACGCCTCAGTGGAGACACGATCTACTGGGACACCTCTGTTGACGGGCTGACGTGGACCAACAGGGCTACCAACGTCAATGGTTCCGCGCCCTCCATGGATCTCGTCAACGTCGACATCCAGATTTACGCGGGGTACGGCGCGCTGCCCGACAGCGGCCAGCTGGGCACCGGCCACTTCGACAATCTCAACCTTCCGCTGGCCAACCCGAAGACCAGCACACTCACCGAAGACTGGACCACTCAGGACACAGCGAAGTGGGGTAACTGGAGCGCGCGGACTGTCGTATCGGGCGGGCAATTGCGAATGACGCCCGCCAGCTCGGCGAGTCAGGCGTACATCGAGTCGGTGGGTCGATATGACCTGACTGCCAGCAGCTTCTACTTCAACCTCGCGTCTTACACCGACGACGCGGGTGTCACCAATGCTATCGAAGTCGGAGCATACGATCCTGTCGCAGGCTATGTGTCCATTGGCGTCAAGGATGGCAACCTTTTCTTTGACCAGCACAACGGAACGTCGGTAAGCGAAACCACCATCGCTTACAACTCAACCAACCACAAGTGGCTGAGGATCAGTGAGTCTGGCGGAAACCTGTTGTGGGACACCAGCCCTGACGGTACGGCAGGGTCGTGGACCAATCAGCGCACGCAGGCCAAGGATGCTGCGTGGGGCATCAACGAGGTTATCGTCTGGATTTCAGCCTCCAGTAGTGCCACTGCCGGGACAGCAGCCACTCAGATATTCGACAACTTCAACGTCGTACCACCATCGGGTGCCAGTGGCACATCGGCAGCCTCCCTGGCGAAGGCGGTCGCGGCGGCAACGGGCACCCAGACCCAGACCGGTACCAGCGCATCTGCCGTGGCAAGGCTGGGGGCCAGCGCCAACGGTCAGATGGAGCCTTCTGGAGTCGCGGTAGCGGTGCTGCGGACACCCACTTCGGCAGCCACGGGCGCGCAGGCGCAGCTGGGCACTTCGGCAGCCACGGTGCGTCAGCCCAACGCCGCTGCCAATGGTGCCCAACTCCAGACCGGCACCAGCGCGGCTGCTGTGGCCAAGCTGGTTGCCAGCGCGGCGGGCCAGATGGAACCCTCGGGCACCTCAGCGGCGGCACTGCGGGCACTGACGGCGGCAGCCAGTGGCCTACAGACTCAGGTCGGCACCTCAGCGGCGGCGCTGCGGGCACTGGTGGCAGCCGCCAGCGGAGTGATGGCACCCTCGGGGGCCAGTGATACGGCATTGCGCGCGCTCACCGCAGCCGCCACGGGCGCACAGGCCTATCTGGGCACATCGGCGGTAGCCCTGCAGGCGATCGTCGCCAGTGCGGTAGGAGCCGAGGCACCAGCGGGGACCTCGGTAGCCGTGCTACGGGTGCTGACCGCCGCCGCCGTAGGAGCACAGACGCAACAGGGCACCTCGGCAGCCACTCTGGCGAAGATGGTGGCGGCTGCCAGCGGAGTGATGGCACCATCAGGGGCCAGTGACGCCGCCCTGAGGCCGCTCGCGGCAGCAGCCGCAGGAGCACAGCTGCTAACCGGCAGTGCGGCAGCCGTCCTGGCTGCGCTGACCGCCAGCGCCACCGGGGCCATGGCACCCTCTGGGGCCAGCGCGGTGAGCCTGCAAGTTCTGGTCGCCGCCGCCAGTGGTGCCCAGGTGTATGTGGGCGATTCGGCAGTGACACTACAGGCCGTCAGCGCGAGCGCAGCTGGCCTGATGATGCCTTCTGGTGTCAGTGATGCGGTTCTACGCCCACTGGTGTCCTTGGCACTGGGCCAGTCATTCGGCCAGGGAGGCAGCGATGTCTTTCTGCGACCACTGACCGCCGTTGCCGGTGGTGCCCAACAGCTGAGTGGCACGTCGGCATCCAAGCTGGCGGCACTGGTGGCTTCGTCTACCGGCGCGCAGATCATCGCCGGGGCGGCTGCCACCGTCCTGGCGGTACTGACCGCCTCGGCTGCTGGTGAGCAGAAGCTGTCGGGCGCGTCGGCAGCCACCGTGGCCAAGCTCACCGCCGCCGCCAGTGGTGCCCAGAACCAGGCCGGAGCCGCTGCGGCGGCACTGCGGGCGATGACCGCTGCCGCCAGCGGGGCGCTGTTCGTGAACGTGGCGGCAGCCACCGTAGCGAGGGTGGTGGCCTCGGCAATCGGGGCGCAGCCGTTCACGGGCGTGTCTGGGGCCACTATTCAGAGGCTGGCGGCTGCCGCCGTGGGCGCTCAGCCTTATAGCTCAGCGGCGTCAGCAGCGCTCAGCGCCTTGGTGGCCCAGGGCACGGGCGCGGTCATGGGCAGCGAGTATTCAGCTGTGCGCATGCTCATCGTCGCTGCCGAAGATCGCACGCTGGTGGTGGCGACAGCCCTGCGCACGCTGGAAGTCATCCCAGACAACCGGACCATCGACGTTGCCACTGAGGACCGCACGATCACTTGGCCAGCTCAGAACCGGGAAGTCGAGCCGTTACCTGAGCAGCGGGAGATTATCGTTGGTGCCATGCACGACGAGCTGGACATCACCAGTGAGAACCGCACGGTCGACATCGCCGCCGACGACCGGACCATGACCATCACAGGCGAGGACCGCACGCTGTACATCCCTGCCGAGAACCGCGAGGTGGTGTGGGCACCAGTCCCCGAACTGATGGTCGACCCGTAGGAGAGACGATGGCATACGCGAACCTAGATGACGTCCAGGCAATCCTGCCTGAGGGCGAGGAGATGCCCAACGACACCACCGGGCTGGAGGTCGTCCTAGAGGAGGCCACCGACGTGGTGATCGGCTATCTGGAGCGCGAGTTCAGCGACGACGACGAGGACAGCGATGGTGTGCCCGACGATGTGCCCCCGGCTGTGCGGCGTGTCGTAGCGCGTGTGACGATGCGTAACTTCATCGATGAGCCATGGAACCCAGGGGCCGAGTCCGAGGTCAACCTGATGGGTCCGTTCTCCCACACCTTGAACTGGTCCAAGGAGGTGCAGGCCCGCGACCTGTTCCTGACTGACATGGAGAAGATGCGGTTGGACCGCTTCAAGATCGGCTACCGGGGCGCGGTGACCAACTTCCCCATGGGCGGTGCGAAGGGGGTCGACTGGTATGCCCCAACGACGCAGTAGGCCGATCTGGCCGGCGCGCAACCTGCTGCAGCCTGAAGGCGTGGGGAAGCTGCAGCGCCGAGACCCCAACCAGCAGGAGCCATACGAAGACGTGGACCCTCAGCCTGAGCGGATGATCCCCGTCATCGATGAGGCTGATCCGCACGCCAACGAGCGAGGCTCCTACTCCGGCCAGTACGGCGTGCTCTACGTGCTGCGCACCGACGACGTGCGAGACAAGGACACATTCTGGTTCCAAGGCTCACGCTGGGGCGTGGTGGGCAATCCCCGGTGGGACATCGATCATGTGCTCTCCGGCGTCAACTTCGGCGTCAAGCAGTTCCGCATCCGAAAGGGCGGGTAGATGGCCATTCCCCAGTCCTCCCATGTGGATCGCCTGGATGTATCCACGCTGCGCGGCCCGCTGCTCGATGATTACTACGGGTCTGCGCTGCAGCGGCGAGACGTGATGGCCGTCGCAGAAGAAATTATGCGCCGCCACATCGCCAAGCTACCGGTCAAGACGGGCAACCTGGTGTCCACCGCCAGGGTCACTGCGCACCGATCCAAGGAACACCGCGACCGGCGCTACGAGGCCGAATACAGCATCGGTGGCCCGCGAGCCGACTACATCGTGCCCCTGGAGGATGAGCACCACTACCTGGACCAGGTGTTGCGTGAGATGGGCTTCTTCACTGGGGACATCGTGGATGGCCCAACAGGCACCATCCCGGCCAGCGAGAAGGGGCCGATCACACCACCCGCCGAGGCGTCCACCACGAAGGTGCGAGCGGGTCTGTATAACGTGACGGGTGGTGAGCGCAGTTTTACCGTGGAACAGCGCCATGACATACCCGGTGCGCCATGGCGGGCAAGCGACCCTGGAAACTTCTTCGACCCCCATATGGGCGACTTCCGCACCAAGGGCGAGGCTGAGGCGGCTCTGCGTGACATCATCGAGCGCGGAGGCGATTAATGGCAGTGACATTCCCCAGCTGGTGGACCGACAGCACGGTAGTCGATGAGTACCTGCACAAGATCGAGGACGTGTGCATCGCGCTATTCCAACCCCTCATCGGTGACTGCCGCTGCGTCTACTGGCTCGACACCGACCAGCAAACTCAGCAAGTTATCTTCCAGGAGGGCGAGGCCTATCTGCGCATCGTCCGATTGGGCGGTGAGGTCGATTTAGAGGAGCAGCGAGCTATCCACCGTGTGCAGTTTGCTGCATTAACTGACTCACGCAACCTGTCGTGGGACATTCTGGCATTCGTGCAGCATGTGCTATACGCTTACGAAGACACCAGCTATGTGCTGATGCCGAACGGAGCAAAGGTCGCGCTGAAGTTTCGGAGGGAAACCCTCGGACCTCTACTCGACCCCCAGCAAATTCGGGACGCACGCCTAGTCCCGGTGACAGTGGAGTTGGAAACCCCGATTCCCAAGGGACTCCCGAAGGTCAAGCAGCAACTGGGTTTATAGAGGAAGGTGACAGATGAGCGGCATCTCTACTTACCAGGCGGGTCAGTCTGACCTGGAACTTGCGGCCCGCGACCTGGCGGTGCTGCTCGTTCCCTACAACGACACCAACCCGCTGCTTCCGACGCTGGAAGCCACGGATGGCACGTTGGACATCCCCCCGGCCTACATCTCGGTCGGCAACTTCACCAAGTCTGCCGGTGTGACGCTGGGGCATCAGCCGGAGATCAACGACGTCGAGTCGCACGGCAAGGCGTCCCCGACACGCCAGATGGCCTCCAAGCGCGTCATCACCATCGGCTTCGAGCCGCAGGAGACCAAGCTGCTCACGCTGAGTCTCTACTGGGGCACCGACTGGCTGTCGAACGCTCCGACCCTTTCGCCGCACGGCGGCTTCGCCGAGGCGATCCCCGAGCTTCCGCTCAACCTCAAGTTCCGCGCGATCCTGCTGGGCTGGGATGACTTCAACGGCGAAGACATCTTCATCTACTGGATTGCCAACAAGGTCAACGTCAGCGCCACGCAGGACACCGAGCTGGTGGACTCCAACGTGATCCGCTACCCGCTCACCCTGAACTGCCAGGCCGACGACGAGAACCAGTCGGCACTGACGCCAGGCATCTGCGGCCCCGGCTGGGAGGCCTTGCAGGACGTGGCCGAGACAGGCTTCGGCGGCTCCTAAACAGCGAGAAGGACCGGGCGCATTGCGCGCCCGGTCCCTTTTTCGTACCCGAGAGTTGCCGTTCTCGTTCGCCCAGGGGCCGTACCCTGTGCAGTTATATAGTAACCCGTGCATATATCTGCCGGGTAGTGGTTATGGCAAAGTCAGCAACCATTGGTGTACCGTGACCCTCTGTGACCCCCAAAGGCAATCCACGGCAACAGCCGGTCTACTCCAATGATCAGATCGTTTCCGCAGCTACAGGGCATTGGGGCGAGATAGCCCAAGAGGTTAAGCCCGCCACCCCATTCGTCATCAAGGTCCCCGAGTCTGACCACGAAATCGTGGTGCCGGTGCTGACGCGCCGACGCCGCAAGGCGCTCAAGGCGTCCCAGGCGACCTACCTGATGATGGGTGGCCAGCTCGCCGAAGTCGCCAAGGAGGGCAACCCCGACCAGGCGACCATCAGCCGCATCCAGGGCCTCATTGAGCAGGCCGAAGGCGCATACGACAAGGCGCTGTTCGGTGACGCCTACGACGAGGTGGTCGAGTTCTTCGACAACCTGGACGAGGTGTGGTGGGACGCCATGTACCAGGCCGTCCACGACCAGCTCGTCAACCGGGTGTCAGTGCCGGAGGATCAGTGCCCGCGCTGCGGCCAGCGCATCGGCGAGGAAGACGGTGACGCGGACGAGGTGGGAAAAGAGCCATCCTCCTCGACCTCTGTGACCGATATTGGGAAGAAACGAAGGGCGACTTCCGACACTACCTCGGCCTAGACGCCACTGAGTGGTTCCGTGTGCGCCTCTACGAGCACACGGATGAGGAAATCAGCCGGTACTCCTGGCAGGACTTCCTAGACCATCTGGTCTACGTCACCAACATCCAGGGTTCGGCGCTCTATGACGCCACGCTGGGCGACAAAGAGCTGATCGAGACCATGTACGCCGATGAGCTTGAACGCATCTCCTCCAAGCTGGTATCCAAGAAGGACAGCGATAAAGAGGCTCGCCCGCCGCGTCGTGGCTACACCCGCACGGTGGAGGCCATATACGATCTGGTAGATAACGTGGTCGCGCTACGAGGGGAGATGGGTCAGTGGTCTCCGACATCTACCCAGCGGCAGATGTCGAAGCGTCCATGGTTCCCCGCCGAGGTGGTCGCCGAAAGGGTGCGCAACCGCAACCGCAGCATTCGGGACGCCAAGATAGCGCAGGCGCAAGCCAGATCGCGGGCGCGTAATGCCCAATGACGATCGCCGCTCAGTAGGCGTACGGGTACGCCCGAACTCCCACGACTTCATTCGTCAGCTCCGCGCTGAGCTGGCCACCAAGAAGTACACCTTCCGCGTCGACGTGGCAGCCAACATGGCTCCGGCGACACGTGATGTGCGGACGTGGGCCAACGTCACCCTGCAGAAGATCCACGCCGCCGTTCCCGTCACAGCCAACACCGGCCCCGCCACACGCGATATGGCCGACTGGCGGCGTCGGCAGGCCGGTATCCGCACCACCATCAATGTCCACGCCGACACAAGTGCGGCGGTGCGCGAAATCGAGATGGTTCGCGCGATGGCCAAGGATGTCACCATCCACGTCAAGGCCGAGGCCGCGCGGGCGCGCTCCAGTATGGAGCAGGCCGCTCGTGGGGCCAGTAGGTCCAGCAGTGGCTCCAGCATCGACAAAGAGTTCTCCGCTGGCCTGAAGAAGGGCGTCTCAGAGGCCCACGCTCGCCTGGCTGAGATACGCGCAGCAGCCAAAGATCCCGTCCAGATCGGCCTGGAGCTGGACCCTCGATTCGACTACAAGCTGCGGGCGAAGCTGGCCGACGTCAAAGCCAAGATCAAGGCCGACCCGATAGAGCTGCCGGTCGAGGCTGACATCAAGAACCTTGAGCGCCAGATCATGGCGAGCAAGATCATCGAGCGGTCCAACAAGCTCAAGGTGCCTGTCGAGTACGACCCCACCGACATCAAGCAGATGCGCCTGCAGCTGACGAAGCTGCGGCTGCTCGAAGAAGCCAACGAAATCAAGCTGAAGGTCAGCGTCTCGCGTAGCCATGTCGAGCAGGTCAAGCGCACGATGGACCAGTTCGCTAAGCAGTTCGGCAGGCTGACACTGATTCGTTCACTGGACTTCGGGCCACTGAGCCTGGGTAAGCCCACCGGACTAATCGGCACCATCAGCAACCTCACACTGCTAGCGGGTGCGCTCCCCGGTGCTGTGGCTGGCACCGCCGCGCTGGCCGACGGCTTGGTCAGGCTCGCCGGGGCGGCTGCGCTGATCCCTGGTGCCATCGGCGCGGCGGGGGCATCTATTGGCACTTTGGCTGTTGGCTTCACCGGAGTCAGTGACGCACTCAGCGCCCTGATGGCGATGTGGGACGAGGGTGCGTCCCAGCAGGCTAAGAACTCGACGCGGATGGTGACCGCGCAGAACAACTACACCGATGCCGTGGTGGACGAGCAGCGCGCCCAGGAGAGGGTCGCCACAGCCCGTCGGCAGGCGCTGAGCGATCTGCGCAGTCTCAACAACGAGCTACGTGGCGGCGTGCTCAACGAGGCCCAGGCTCTACTGGACCTGCAGAAGGCCAAGGATCGATACGCCCAGGGCGACTTCAAGAACAACACCGATCGACTGCAGGGCCAGCTCGACATCAAACAGGCCGAGCAGAACCTCGCCAACGTCCGCGAGGGCAATCTGAACTTGCAGCAGAAGGCCAACGACGCCCAGTCGAAAGGTGTCGAAGGCTCCGATGCGGTGCGTGACGCTCTGGACAACCAACGCAAGGCTGCCGAGGCCACCACCAAGGCTCTGGAGGCCTTGCAGGCTGGCGGGGTCGGCGCGACGACGGCTGCCCAGAAGTTCCAGGATCAGCTCGCCCAGCTCTCGCCCAACGCCCAAGACTTCATCATGTCCATCGCGGGCATGAAGGACGAGCTATACGATTTCCGAAACTCCATCCAGGACACCATATTTCAGGGTGCCGGTCCTGCGTTCCGAGACATGTTCAGGAACCTGCTGCCGGTCATCCAGCCTGGCATGGAGGAGATCGCCAAGGGACTCAATCAGAACATCCTGCAGGTTTTCGACACATTGCAGTCCCCTGGTGGCAAGTCCATCATCGAGCGAATCCTGGGCGGCACAGCCGAAACCCAGAAGGCGATCACTCAGCTCATCAACCCGCTCGTCACGGGCGTGGGCACGCTGGTCGCGGCGGGCACCGAGCATATGCCGCAAGTGGTGGAGCTGTTCACCAGGCTGGCCGAGCGGTTCTCCATCTTCATCCAGGAGGCCGACCGCAACGGTGGTCTAGATCGGTTCCTGGACAAGGGAATTGGCGCTCTGCAGGACATGGCCGAAATCGGCCTGAACCTCATCCAGATCGTCAACGATCTGTCCGAGGCTTTCGGTGGGAACATCCTCACTGACATCAAGAACATCACCGACTCGTGGCACGCATTCCTGTCGAGCGACGAGGGCCAGGCCAAGCTCAAGACATTCCTGCAGGAAGCCAAAGACCTGTGGGGACAGTGGAAGCCGGTGCTCATGCAGTTGCCGGGGGCGTTCGCCGCCGTCAGTGATGCGGCCAGCAGGGTGCTGGGGTTCCTACTGCCCACCGTCGAGAACATTCTCGGGTTCCTCAACAAGTTCCCCGGCGCTATCGAGCTGATCGGCACGGCGCTGATCACATCCCGACTGCTAGGTAGCTTCTCCACGCTGTTCAAAACGGTCGGGGGCATCTTCGCGATGCTCAAAGGCTTGCCTGGGCTAATCACCAAAATTCCAGGCATCCCCGGCCTCCCGCAGACCCCAGGCGCACCAGGAACACCGGGCGCACCAGGAACACCGGGGGGCAAGACGAGCAAGTTCGCTCCCGTCAGGGACCTAGGGCCACTAGTCGGCGGCTCGCTGTATGCCGCTGGCGGTGCCCTGGGCCTGCAGGCTATACCGGGCGTGGTTCCCGCAGAGATCCTCGTCGCCCAAGACTTCCCCGATGCAGACTCGCGCGCCCAGGACAAGCTGGCCGCAGCGATCAACTGGATTCGCGCCGGTAAAGACGACGCCGACAAGAAACGGCGTGCCGACTGGGTGAAGGCGCACGTCAAGATCACCGACACCGACGAGTTCAAGCCTCCCGAGAGTTACATGGCTGGCGGCTACACCGACTGGGGTGTCAAGACCGGCAGGATGGCCGAGCTGCATGGCGGGGAATGGGTGCAGCCACACCCCACCGTCAACCACTACGGCAAAGAGGCCATGCAGGCTGTCCAGGACCGTAGGGCTGTCATCTCCTATGACAAGGGTGGCGGCGTCCCGATGGCCAATCCCAACTACGGCTGGGGTCCTGGCTGGTGGGGTAGCGGCAGCCGAA